ATGAAGAACATCGTAACATCCATTTGTCCAAATATAAGAACTTGCAGTTGGAAGTGGCGACCAGTCTCCACTCTCTCCGTAATAATCAATCATTGGTATTCTCGTTTCTATAGTCTACAGTTTTCCACGAATTCTTTAGACTAAATGAAGTATTCATGGTTCTGATATTGTGAAACACTCCACGCTTTACATTAAGAGATTGTGCCAAATGAACAAATGAACTGTCTATACAATGTACTTCTTCAGCACTCTCGGCTAACTCACACCAATCCAACATGCAATCAGTTATGGGTTGGACAAAAACTTTTCTATGATCTGATTGTATTTTTAAATCGTACTCACAGTTTGAGCCTTTGTTATGAATAAGAACAAATTTTTCGTCTATGCCTATTCCCAACTTTTGTCTAATAGCATACTCTCTGTTTTCATCTCTAACAATTTTAAATTTTGACCATCTGTACTCAAATGGCATCCCATTTGTATCGTAGAAAGAAACATCCCAATCGTCTCGGACTCTAGAAAATCCAACCTGTAGAATGCCGTCACACAAAGGTATTTGAGGAAGCATTGGAACATCTTGATCGGTTTTTACAAGACAAGGAACTACTTCTGCTCTATCCCAATACATTCTTGCTACGGTGTTATAGTTATGAACTTTTGTAGGCAAGAACAATCTAGATGGCTTCAAATCATCCAAGACATGACGAACAAGACCATTAGAAACTATATGATCTCCAAGACCAAGATGGTGATACACCATTATTGCTTTCATAGTCCAGTTCTCACTACTGCATCAACATCACTCTGACTGTTGTACTTATCGTGTTCATCAAAGCACTGCCCAACGAACCACACCCCGCCGTTGCTGTCCCCACGGGTGGCACCCGCAGGAAAAGGAGTTTTCTGAAAGAACGGATCATGGACACACACGGTGAGTTGTCCATCTCGCACTTTGTCCCACACCCACTCCCACAGAAACGATTGGTCCTGTCCCTTGTCGCTAGTAGGCTGAAACTCCTCCATATCGGTGGCGATACCCTTGAGTTTTCCACCCTTGACACCCCACATACCGCCAAGCATGGGTGCGCCGTGGTACGGATGATCACGCATGACATGGAGATCGGCTCCACTGGCAAGCCACTCCTCCACAGCCAAGCGTTCCCGTTCAGACAGACGAGAATCTGTATCACGGCTCATCATGTACTCTACACCCTCTTCATCAGCAGGCAGGAAGCGGTGGAACATTCCACGGCTGTCGGAGAGATTGTACTCTCCCTCAACCATTCGCACAACCACATTCTGTCTATTCTGCAATTCTTTAATAATGTCTTGTGGAACTGATTGGAAGCAGTAAAATACGCAAGTCCAATCAGGAAACAGCCGTGCTGCAAGGTCGGCGTTCTTGACTGCACCAACAGTATAGGTGGGCTTGTCGCCCCACAAACTGAACGCTATAACCTTCACTGCTGATCCTGTGGAACCAGTGAAGCAGTTGTCTTTGAGTTGTAAATATAACCGTGCAAGGCATCAGAGATGTGATGCTCCGTTTGAATCTTGGGATACACCCGCATGAGCCAGTCAATGTCTTCCGTGGACTGACCGTTTGCGCCGTACACAGGATTAAACACCTCGGTAACCGCAATCTCTCGCCGCCACACGCACATATGGTAGGGTGGACGCTTAATGTCGCCAAGGAATCCGTCTTCGTCCCGCCACAACTGACCGTGGGGGTTTCCGATACCAAATTCCACATCCATTGGTTCACCGTCAATGCTGCACCACTGATTGAATGTAATGCAGTCCACATCGTGTTCGTCAATAGCCTTCAAGATCGCGCTCATGTACTCCTTACTCACTGCATCGTCATCGTCCAAGAATGCAATGTACTTGCCACGCGCCATGCGGAGCAGATCATTGCGCTTTTCCGCAATGCTCTTGGAGCGGTTGTCAAGTAGAACAAGAATCTCTACTGCTTTGCCTTGTCCTGTAGCATCAACCTGTTCTTGAAGATGCTTTACAGCAGCCTGCATGGATTCGATGCGCTCGGGAATAGACAACATCAACACACTAAACTTAATTTCACTTGCTGGTACTGGCATAGAACATAGTCTCCATATCAAATTTGTTTGCGGCACGTCGCTTGAATGTTTCACCGTCCACTCCGTACATTTCCGCGTTCTCGTTCCGAGCGTGGAGTTCGTCCCACGGTTCTCCACTCCACTGGTGCTGAATAATACAGATGTCACATCGGCGTAGTTTTCCTAGTGCTGCACACACCTGTGACTGCTCATTGTCGCAATACAGTGACTTGTACTCGGGATTGTAGATGTACCCAAACTGCTTGTACAGGGGGAAACCCATGACCGTTAGGGTCATTAGGGGGTCTTCCTTTGGACGCAGCCCGTCCCAAAACTTGATTGCGCCATCGTAGTCGGGGAACGCTTGCTCGTAGCACTTGGCAATCACTTCATCGTAACCCATCTGCACGGGCACCATGTCATCCGATGCAAGCATTAATACATCGCCGTCCACGCCCTCTAGATTGGCATTGCAAGCCTCTATCTTGCTCTTGGATTGTCCGTAAAAATAATCAATCTGTGCATTTTTTGCCCGTGTATCAATCCACTGCCGCATCTCTGAATTGTTCATGGTGGGGTCGTCTTCATCCATTGTCAGAATGAAACGAACATCATGCCGTCCGCTCAAAAAAGTAAGATAGCGAGAAAAAATTGCTTTGAACTTTTCGGGACGATTACGAGTAGGGAACTTGATCACTAGTTTCATTACGAATCTCCTTTTTCACTCTTCAGGCTTCATAGTTTTCTTTGACCGTCCTATATGGTATTTAGTACACAGTTCCCATTCGTTCTTCTCTTTGAACGACAGAATCTTTATTTTGTTTACATGAACCTTGTCGGCAATTTTTGCTTTATTCACAATTTTCAACAGTCCCCATTCTTCCAGTAAACACGCGATGGTGTTTCGCCGTCCAATGTCTTCGGAATCAATAGAGGTGGGCAGGTCATCCAATGCAAACATCTCCTTGAAGTGGACAATATAGTACTTGCCGCGCTTATGAAGAATATGGCACGATTGCCACAATTTCTTTTCTGTTCTGGAAGACACTCCAATACGAGTAAGCGTTTCACGTACTTTCAAGAAATCATCAGGCTTTTGCAAGGTAACCTCTAGTAGATCGCTTACATCAAGGTCTAGGTAGCGTTCGTTTTGTTCCATGTTCTGTTCACTCCAGTTAATTCTGAACCGATACAGAACTATTTAGAAATCTACTTCTTTCCGCCCTTGCTGGTTGCTGCCACTATCTCCGAAATTTGCTCTTCTGTTAGCACTGTGAGGGATTCCCGTGCCTTTCGGGACGAAAAGCCGTAATACTCCACAAGAGCAGCCACTCGTTCGTCCTCCTCCCGCTTTAGCCACTTGGAGAACCGCTTGCGGGGACGCACCGCACCCCGCAGGAAGTCAAAGTGCATTTTTGCGTCCAAGTGGGGGCGGGTGTTCATCTCGTTTGCGGCAAACAGGGTATCAGGGAAATACGACAAGCAGCGGGTCACCACGAACGGTGGATACGACTGCTTGGTGTACGCCTCGCTCTCGTCCAAGAGCGGTTCCTTGTTTACATTGATTGCATTTAAATAATCAGACAGTGCGTAGGTCATGCGTGTTCCTCAAGAAGTTTATCAAGGGTTTGAGGAACGGCTTCCTTGATCCGTGCTTCTGCAATCTGTACGTACTCGGGATTGAGTTCACAGCCGATGAAGTCCCTGCCGTTCTTCAGGGAAACCACCGCTGTGGTTCCGCTACCAGTAAACGGATCAAGCACCGTGCCACCCACGGGACAGCCCGCAAGCACACATGGCGTGATGAGGTCTTCGGGGTAAACCGCAAAGTGTGCGCCCTTGTAGCCCCGTGTGGTCACAGTCCACAATGACCGCTTGTTGCGCTTGCCGTCTTCAGAGTATCCAGTTTTTCCATTTCTACCAAGAGCAAGACCTGCATACCCGTGATCGGTGTTTACACCATCTTTGATTTGCTTCCCAAGAGTTCCCACACCTGTTCGGTCTATCAATTTTTGCTTTCTTTCTGCTCGTCCAACCGAAGACTCCGCAAGTGGCTCCTTGACCGCTTCGTGATCGTAGTAGTAGTGGGGCTTCTTGGACAGCAGGAAGATGTATTCGTGTGCCTTCGTGCAGCGATCTTCCACGCTTTCGGGCATGGGATTAGGCTTGTTCCAGATGATGTCCTGACGCAGATACCACCCGTCCGCTTGCAGAGCGAATGCGACACGCCACGGAATGCCGATCAAGTCCTTGACTTTGATGTTGTATGCACCGCCACGGAAAGCCTTGCGATCCTCGTATCGGTCATGGTTCTTGGTGTGCAGATGCTTCTTGCCCTTGTTGTGGTCTTTCTCCAGCCAAGAGTTGATGTAGCAGCCATTGCTTGCATACGAATCTCCCAAGTTTAGCCACAGTGTACCGTCATCACGGAGAATCCGCTTGACTTCACGGAAAACCTCAACCATCTTCTCAACGAAGTCTTCGGGTGACTGCTCACGACCGATCTCATCGGTTCCACCGTTATAGTTACGGAGTCCGAAATACGGAGGAGATGTGATACAGGTGTGAACGCAGCCGTCTGGAAGAGTCTTCATGCCTTCAATGCAGTCGCCTGTAATGATACGATGTGTGTTCACTTGAACTTCACTTCCATCATTAATTGAACAAGACACGCCGTGAGATTGATCTCGTGGTCGGCTGCAAACGCTGCCTTGTACTGGTAGTCGCCAAGCACAAGAATTGCTTGAGGAATGGAGCCAGGCTCAGCAGTCTCGTACAGACTGTCGTAAATGGCACGGAAGATACGGGTCTGATCGTTGTCAAGGTTCTCCACCACCCACTTGCGAACCCCACCAAAGTCCTTGCTCTTCATGTGCTTGAGCAGTTCCTTTACCGCCACATCACCCACAGAGTGGAGGATGCCCACATCAATCTTGCCACTTGCCCCGTACCGCTGCAACTCGTTCAGTGTGCGGCGAAAATCAGGGAAGTGCTTCATAATGAGTTGGGCAACCACCTTCTCATCGTATTCCACCCCTTCAGTCTCAAGAATTTCCCCTGCTCGCTTCAGGAACTGCACCGCAAGCGCAGGCTTCTCCTTGCTCGGGATTCTGAAGTCAATACAGGTGCATCGGGAGTGCAGCGGCTCAATCACTCGGTTTTTAAAGTTGCAGGTCAGGACGAAACGGCAGTTGTCCGCAAACTCCTCAATGAAACCGCGAAGGGCTGGTTGAGTGGACTGCGCGTTCGAATAGTCGAACTCGTCCAAGATCACCACCTTCTTTACCCCATTGGTGAGAGACACGGTGGAAGCAAAACTGCGAATCTTTGTCCGAAGAGTATCAATATTCCCGTCCTCGGAGCAATTGATGACAATGGTGTCGCAACCAAGATCATTACACAGTGCCTTTGCCACGGAGGTCTTGCCACAACCTGGTCCTCCCGACAACAGGAGGTTTTGTGGTTCTCCCCGTTCAACCATCCGCATGAAACTCTCATGCGTTTCCGCTGGCAAAATGCAGTCTTCCACGGTCTGTGGCCGCCACTTCTCAACCCAAAGACCCTTCACGGTTTCAATTGTACTCAAATTCAAGCCTCGTAAGTAGAGTCAGCGTTCAGAGCAATCCAATAAGTGAGCGGTTCATTCTTGTTGGAGAAGGACGACACCACTTTTTCTGAAATAGCAACAGTGTAGTCGCCAGGCAGAATCTTCAGGTTCTCCACATCGAAAATGAATTCAAAAGTTGCACCTGTGGTGTTGTCTCCCACCACAAGCGAGTAGAAGTTAGAGGTAACATCTCCCCGATCTATAGCAGCAAGTTCAATGTGTTTGCCGTCAGCAGATGAACGAACACATAGGTGTCCCACCTGAAGCACGGACGCTGCCTTGATGATATCAGCAAAATCTTTTGCTGTGAGATCAAACTGTACCACAGCAGACGGCATAGAAATCTTTTTGCTTGTAGAAGTCACCAACTTTGGATCACAGTAGTAGTAGCGAACACTAGACTTCCCACTCTTCACGGTGATGTAATTATCTTCAAACACAAACTCTGGATCCTTGAACAAACTCACCGTGCCAAGAAACTTGTTTAAATCCCAAATAGCAAATGTCTTGCTAAAAGTCTCGTTTACTTTTGCCTCGGCAAGAATATTTTTCGTGGACGACAGTGTGTTTAAGGTATTACCGTGGTTCACAATAATACCAGAGTTAATACAAGCAAAGTTCTTGAGAATCTCAAGGGTTCGCTTGGAAATGGTGATGGAATTAGTTTTCATTGTTTTTGTACTCGTCATATTCAAAATCCTTTCCTGAATTTAGATCATTTGTAATATCATTCAACTGCTGTTTTTCATGGTGTCTTCGCGCACTTTTATGTTTGCGATCCACCGTTTTTTGTGCCTTTCGTGCACTACGATCCCGTTCGTATTTAAACCAGTCATTACTTCTACCCATTTAAAAATCTCCAATATCTCCTATTAGGTTACGCAATCCTTTCTCTATCATGTAGTCCAAAATCTTGGCGCGAGTGGGGGTTACTGTTTTATTCCACTCATATTCAATTTTTTCTTCCCATTCCGTAGGAATGTGGAGCAAGTCGATGAGGGTTTTGTTTCGATTCCAATTCGCAGCGTACTTGCTCGGAATGTTGCCTGTGTCTGCATGGAAATCTAGTATCTCGTCCATTCGTTTCTTGGTGACAGGTTTCTGCCGCTTGGATTTGTTTATTAGTGAATCATCATCAGACAGTATATTAGGAACACCATCCGATGAGTCTCCTCTAACAATGTGTTCAAACAAATACGTCTTTGGATTTTCCACGGTTATGAACTTTTTTAACATGGGGGAATACTGACTCACATTGGGAAATATATGCAACTGTCCAAAGTCCTTGTCGCCGCTAAGAATAAGTATCTTCTCGGTGGGAGAGTATCGCTTTGCCAGAAAAGATATGATGTCATCTGCTTCACACCCCTGCACAATCATGTTTCTGTACGGAAAATTTTCCGCAACTTCTTCGCGTATATTATTTATGATACCATAGAACCGATCCCACTGCTCGGGGTTTTCTTTGCGATCCGCCCTGCGCTTTGCTTTATACAGCGGAAAAAAGTCTCGCCTCCATGACGCTCCACCGTCTTGGCAAATCACAAGTTCGCCGTACTCACGGAAAAACTTTTTACGATACATTCTGTATGTATTTAGAACCATGTGCCGAATAAGGTGTTCATCAATTGTTCCGATATCCCGCGTCTGTGCAAAAATAGACGACATTAAAACTTGTGTGTTGTCTACGAGAATCATTATTGTACCTGTAGAAGCAGGCAGTGTTTGTTTACCCGCCCTGTTGGAATCACTGATTTTGTCTTTATGTTGTTAAGGTAACGCACTGCAACAGCAAATGTTTTGCGGCAGTCATTAGTATTTTTCACAAACTCTTCGGATTTACGAACAGTCTTTTCAAAAGACTTGGACGAGTCAAAACCAATCACAGTAGACCCCTTAACAAGGAGTCCTGTTTTGGGTTCAGCCGCCACAAACACTGTAGCCTTGTTGTTCTTTGTGTTAAACATCAAGAATCCTTGTGTACCAAGAATATCACTTGGCTTCACAGAGTCAACCCCAAAGACATTACTTTTTTCCATGAATTTTAGATTTTTGATCTGTGTCTGTACGCTCTTGGGTTTGCATTTTCGGGGCTTGCGTGAAGCATTCAGCACACCAAGGCGGTCATTCAAATTACAAATGGCTTCATCAAAATATTCTATAAGGCACTTCATGCTCTTGGGCTTCAAGTACGAATAGCCCTCCACCAAGTCTTTGTCAGTCTTATCGTGTGCTGCCTTCAGGTCGCTGTAGGATTTTTGTAGGCGGTGTATTGCCATTGTAGCCATAGGTTTATTAAGGTCAGCACCCCTGATCCAATCCATAATAGGATTGGGCTTCTTTTTTGTCCCAACCACGCTTTCAGATGCAAAATCAAGCACAGGCTCAAGAGTGGTCAGCATCTCGTTTGCCTTTGCTTCAATGCGATCCTGAACGGTAATTCGCTCCTTTGGTTCGGTGGGAACGCGCCGCCTTGCTTCATTAAGCAGTTCGTTCACATTCTTGCAGATAAACTCCTTCTGCTTTTCCGTCATGGGAAACCCGCGACTAGCACAACGGCAATACGCCGAAATCATCTTGAGTGAATTTTTGGATGCGTAAGACACCGCTTTTGCGTCTTCTTCCCGCCCCTCATCGGTTAGCCACTCTGCAATCCACTTTTTTGCAGCAGACGAAGTGAAATTCTGTCGATACCAGTAGACTGCCTTTTCCAAGAGTATATCCATATCTGCGTTTTGTGGAATAGCTGTAAATTCAGGTTCATTACCACCAGAAAGAATGCTGCGGGCGCGATCATTGGACAGTTTTCGATTCATGGTTAAGGTTGGCATAGTTTGCTAAAGTTATTGACCTTCTTGTAGGTCAGAATGTTCTGAAACTTGTCTAGTAGTTGATCGGACTTGTGAGAGATAACGAAAATATTGTTGGAGTTTCCCATGCTCTGAAGAATCTTGATTACCTCTTCTGTGCCAACAGCATCAAGAGAAGAGTCAAATACTTCATCAAGAATAAGCAGGTTTGTGTTTGCACTGTTCTTCATCCTAGCAATATCTCGCCACGCCAGCAAGAGGGACAGGTCAATTCTTAATTTTTCACCCTCACTAAAATTATCGTAAGAGAACTCGTCACGGTGGCGGCTCTTGATTATTTCATTAAAGTCTTCGTTCAGTGTGAACTGTGCGAAAAAATCCATAGAAATCAAATACTTGTTGATAATCTTGTTAAGGGCAGGAATGTATTTACGAATTATTTTTCGCTTTATTCCGCTGTCCTTCAGCAGCATTGTAGCAATTTCCATTGTGTGAAGATCCTCAACGAATTCTTTTCGTTGTGTCTCTGCATTTGCTTCTTCTGTCTGCAACTGATTCATGCTCTGTCGTTCAGTCTGTACTGAATTCTTTTCTTCAGTAGTCTTACTACACAAATCCTGCAATTGCTTCATGTACTTCTTGGAAGACGCAATAGCAGAGTCCGTCTTGTGTGACTCCTGCTTTTTGCCTTCGATTACAGACAGCACCTCTGTGGACTTGTCCATTTTAATCCGTGCGTCATCAAGCATGGTCTGCATCTTCTGAAGGGCAGTGACCAGTTCTGTTTCACGTGCTTCTTTCTTGTTTATCATATTCTCACGAAACTCAGTTGGCAGTCCGTGCTTGCATACAGGACACTCTTCGTTCTGCTCGTAGAAAGACTTCTCGTCTTGCACCTTTTTCACACCACTTTGCATCTGCTTACGAAGTGCGCTCATCTGAGATATAGAGTCCCGCTGTTTGTCCACTGATGCCACACTTTCAGCAAGTTCAGCAATCTCTGTATGTAGAGCAGCCTTCCGCTCAAGCAGTGCGGTGAGTGCAGTCTGCTCTTCGTCAAGAGACTTTTTGTACGACTCCAACTGGTTTTCAGACTTCTCTTCAATCTTGGCGATCATGTCCATTTTATGCTTGATCTTTAGTTTGAGAGTGGACAACTCCGACTCTATTTCGCGGAGTTCTTCCTTCGTGGAAGAAATGCGGTTTTTTAGTGCCTCATTCATTTTTGAGAACACATCAATGTCCAACAGGTTCTCCACGATGTTGCGGCGATCCGCAGCTGGAAGTCGCATGAACGGCACATAATTCGTGGAGCCAAGAATAACCACCTGACAGAATGTTTTGTAGTTCATCTTCAGAATCTGCCCATCAAGCACCACTTGGTAGTCTTTCACGTTCGCTGTCTGTGGAATTTCTGTTCCGTCCTTCTGAATAGAGAACACCTTCGGAGACAGCCCACGAATCACCTTGTATTTGCTGCTGTTGGAAGTGAACTCAATCTCCACCACACAGTCTTTGCCGTTGATGGAATTAACAATCTGTGGCAGATTAATGTTACGAAAAGGCTTGCCGTACAGCACAAATGTGAGGGCATCCAACATAGTAGTCTTTCCCGCACCGTTTTCACCACAGATAAGGGTGGTGGAGTGCTTGTCTAATTGCACTTCAGTAAAGTAGTTGCCTGTGCTGAGTAGGTTCTTCCAGCGAATCTTATTGAATATAATCATGACTTTGCGCTATCGTTTGCAATGCACTATCATTTCGTTCATAAAAACCGTAATTATTCATGCTCCTACATTCCAAAAAAGAACTGTTTTATTTCCACGATTCTTCATTACAAATTCCCATGCTTTTGCATCATATGTTGGTGCAGATGGAAATGGTGGCAAAACTTTGGCTGATTTATTGAAAGGTATATCGCAATTATACACCTTTGCTTTACCATAATTTCCTTTATGCCCAACAGATACCACATTAAACTGTGCTTCTGGCCATGCAAGTTGAAGTCCGCGTGTCAGTGTACCACTAGAACCAACAGACCAAACCTCATCTGGAATCATACCAATATTATATCGTGCAACTTTAACAATACAAGCTAGAACATCAACATGATCACCCCCGATAGGAATCAGAACTCGATTTGTTGGATTTTCCTTTACATAATCTTTGGCTCGTTTTTCTGTCACACTCAACATTCCATTTGGAACCCACCGCATATCAGCACCAGAATTAATTGCTTCTTGCTGGTACGGATGAAGTTTACTCATATCTCGTTGAGCCATGAATATTACTGCTTTTTTTCCGTGTCTCGCCGCTGCTTTAGCAAAACTAATTTGTGCATATCCAGTCGCAGGAGAACTTCCATATACGAATTCTTTATATGGCCATGTCTTGATCATATTATCTATGAACCGCATCTTTGAACCCCCGCCAAGAAGATCATCTCGAACTACAAAAATACCATCTTCTACGGTAATAATCGGGTTGGGATTTGGATCTTCCCAATCCTGAACCATTTTTAGATAATCTTCTGCTGTTATCAGAATCATGACTTTGCGCTCTCGTTTGCAATGCATTCCTTGTACAGGTCGCGCACAAGATTCTTTAGGCGACTTGGATCAGACAGGTTTTGTAGTGCTTCAATCTCTTTGTTAATGATAGAGATGGTGTCCTCACCCAAGTCAACGGGGTCGCTGTCCCCGGTTTGATCAAGTTGCAGGTCTTCAATGATCGTGACTCCATAAGGAGCCGTAGAGTAGATGGAGTCCACAAACTTTTCAAACAGGTACGGTTTTGTCTTCTGCTCCACAATGATGCGGACAAACTTGCCCCTAGTTCGCTCTTCATCCACCTTGATGTGCGTGGATTCGCTTGCTACTGTATCATCGTAGCGGATCTGTGTGAATATGGTATGGGGATTTTTCACAAACTCCTTTCTTGTCACCGTAGTCGTTCATGGTTATCTGATACGGGCATCCCAAGTAGTGGATGTTCTCTCTGGAGTGCCGCGTGTGAAAGTGTCCTGTGTAAACAGCGGAAAACCGCTTGAACAGGTCGGAACTCATGCCCCCATCAAACGGTGTGTTCCGCAGCACTTGGTAGCCATTCAATTCAAGGTGACCACACAGGATATCTGCGGGAGTCTCCGAGATGAACTTCAAGGATTCCGCCTCGTTATCTTTGTTGATCCACGGCAGCATCGCAATAGGCAAACCGTCAAACTCAACGGTGGTGGGAGTTTCGTACACCACAAACTTGTCGGAGAACAGTTCTTGCAGCGAGTTCACCTCGCTCTTGTTCTTAAAGAAGATATCGTGGTTGCCAAGAATGCAGTGCATGGTCGTACCGCTTTCTTCAAGCCGCTTGATGAAACCGTTGCGGACGGCGTTCAGCGTCAGGAAGTTCACAAACTTACGGCGATCCAAGAAGTCACCCATGTGAATAATTGTGGTGATGTCTTCTGCCGCAAGACGTGGAAAAAACACGCGGTCAAAGAATCGCATGAAGTGTTCCATGAATACGGGTGAATCATTACGCGCACCAAAGTGCGTGTCTGTCACAATGGCGATTTTCACTTACTTTTGTCTTTCTTTACAAGCTTTGCCTTCGGCTTGGAAGTCTTTTTTGTTTTAGACTTTGAGGTTTTGACTGACTTGGGCTTTGACTCATCGGTGTCTTTATTTTCTGTCTTTTTCTCAAAGGATTTGATGTCGTTCTCCGTTAGGAAGGTGGGCAGAGTCTCAAAATTGCTTCCAATGTTTAGGTAGTTTTCTCGGAACCATTTTTTCATTTGAGAGTCCTCTTCACTCATCTCAATCTGTTTAAGTTTTATATACGCCTGCTTTTTTTCTTTCTGTATACGACGAAGAAAAGCGTAGTAGATTATTTGAGTGAAATAAGAAAACGGATTTTTAGATTTTAATGGATTGAAATTGTATGCGTACAGCAGACAGTTCTCGATGCCGTCCGAGATCATTTCGTCCCTGTACGGGTAGTTAATAAAATTTGGTTTACGGGACAGGTTCTCTGCAATTTTCATGAAGCACTCACCAATGTATTCCGTGACAGGAGGGTGTGGTGTCCCACACTTGTCTGCTGCATCAACCAAAATTTTCCAATCCCGCATTACATCAAAAAACTTCTGATTATCAATATAGTGATCACTCTTCTTGTTTTTTTTCTTTGTCATAGTATTTTTCTTTCATCATGTATTATACCACCAACCAGTTAATTGTCAATCATTTCCTTCTTTTTTTGGTGGATCTTCGTCTGATAAGTAGTCTTTTATGTACGGCGACCAATCATCAAAACTTTTGCCGTAATCGGGATTCTTTTTACGATCTTCTGTTGGTTCTTTCCATTTTTCTTTTGGAATCTTTTTTTGTTTATTGTTTTTTTTCTTTTTGGGCGTGTGGGGAGCGTCAATATCCATCATGTCTTCAATAAATTCTGTATTGATAAAGTCTTTCATACAGTCTTTTAGATATTCAAACACTCCGCTTTCAATCCAACTGTTCATTACTTCTTTAGATATCAAAATAGAAAACACTATACCCTCAGTAGTTTTTGGTATTGGTATTTTTGGTGGCATAAACGGAGGAAACCCTAACCCCATAGATTCACAAGGTTGCTTGTCTCCTGTCAAGCCATCTGCTGCTAATTGCTTTAGCATTTCTTGCTTTAGCATTTCTTCTAGTTTTTCATCCATTTCCTGTGACATTTTTTGCATTTCTGCTTCATTTATCTGAAACGGAAAAGACTCCGAAACATTAGGAATAATAGAAGATTTACCAGAATTTTTATCGTCTATTTCAGTTTGTCTGTTGTACAGAATAATCATGTCAGGATCAGGAGGCAACTCCACCACAATAAAATTAAGTGGAATGCTAACTTCAATGTCAGAAGAAGCATCAAGCCAGTCAGAGAAGAACACTACATGACGCTTTGAACCACTATACGAATCGGTTTGAATATTATTCATGATTCGCATTGGACGAAAAAGTTTAATCTTGCCCCTAGACTTGCCTGCTGCCTTTGCAATAATTTCTTCTCCGCTACGGAGTTTAAACACTTTGATGTTGGAAATTTTAGATTTTCTCATGTGTCTTCTCCTAATTGTATCTTGATTAGTTTGTGATTAAATCCTTCCGATTCGTATAGTTTTATACGCTCGTTCATGTGTCGGAGAGTATGATTTTTCCAACTTTTCCATGAAAGATCGTCTCCGATATCGTAAAGCCGTGCCACCGTTTTATCTTTTGATACACGCAATTGCCGACCAATGCTTTGTAAAACACGAATACGAGATTTTGACGGTGAAGCAAATACAATGTTATGGAGACGACGAATAGACACACCAGTACTGAATGTTCCGTATGATGCAACAATAATGGCATTAGATTCTGATTCGACAATTTTACGAATCTCCTCTCTGTCTGCTGCCTCTGTACCACCATGCACAAAAAATACTTTGCGGTCAGAAGAAACAAAAGTCTTCACAAGAGTATTTAGGATTTTCCCGTGATCCTGCACGAACTGAAACAGCACAAGCGAGTTTCCTTTTAGTCGTTCACACATTTTTGCAATAAACGTGTTTCTCCTTTTAGACGAGATAATCCACTTTATTTCGTCTTGATATTTTGCGCGTTTAATTGCCTCTCGGTCAAGATCAGGATACGACAGAAGCAAACAGTCAATTTTCAAGTCACTAAGTATCTGTTTTTCCATTAATGCTTTAGTTTTCGTAACCTCATATGTCTTGCCAAAAAGGCCTTCAAGCACAAGTTTGTGTGTGTTTGTACCGTCCAGTGTTCCAGTGGTTCCGATTCGATACGGACATGTTTTTAATTTGGTGAGAATAGCAGTAAGAGACTTGGACTTGAACAGGTGTGCTTCGTCGCCAATAACTGCATGAAACTGCTGAAACCACTTTTCGCTTTGCTTGTAGATGCTCTGCCATGTAGATATCACTACACGTTTGTCTGTATTTTTTTCTTGTCCTGACATGATTTTGTGGCAATTAACATCTGCATCCCATCTGTTTTCAGACGAATAGTCGGCAAAATCCGACAGCATTTGCTCTACAAGAGACACGGTGGGCACAATAATAAGAATCTTTTTATTCTTTGGAATCTTATCAAGGTAATAGCGAATAAGGCTGTATATAATTAAACTCTTGCCGCTGCCTGTGGGTGACAGCAGCAAACACCGCTCCTGTGTGAGCGCGTGATGCACGGCGTTTACTTGGTGATCGTGTGGGTTTGCGCGTTTGCCGCCCACGGTAACCTGTAAGAAATCCTGCATGAATTTTCTTACAGAGTCAAGGGGGACAGATATTTCGTTCTTTGCGGGGAGAGCAACAGTGTAGTGTCGCTCGTCCGCAAACTTTTTAATGTAGTCAGTGAGTCCTGCGTAAATCTGTTGGGTGTGGATGTTATACAGTTTAATTTCACCGTTCCACAACCGTGAACGATATGCAGGCATAAACTTGTAACCAGGAACCTTGAATGTAAAGTAGTCTGATAGTTCGTGTGCAACCCCACGGTCGCAATGCACACGAACATACACAGAATCTACTGCACTCACATCAAGGTCAAACATTCAGAGTAGATCCTCATTTGTAATCTTCGATCCATTAAACTGTATACTATATTTAGAATCGAGATTGCCCCTCCATCCAACAACTTGTATGTCCGCATCGCTCATCATTTCAATTCCTGCGAGAATGGAGTCTGTCCAACGCTCGTCCGTAGCTTCCACAAGGCGAGAAAGGGTAACCACTCGCTTGATGCCGAAATCAATAATACAGCGTGAACACTCTGCACATGCGGCCCATGTGCAGTACATCGTCAAGCCTTGAAGCGGCAATCCATTTTTCAATCCCTTGAATAGTACCGTTCGTTCTGCGTGTTCGGTGCAGTAGTTTTTGTTTTCACCAGTACGAGGATATCCTACCGCTTGCAGTTGTGGAAGCACATGGTTCCATCCTGAAAGAACAGTTCCTCTGTTTGGAATCACAAGCACCGCACCCACTTGTGTGCGCGGATCAGTGCTGTGTCGTGCTACGGCGAAAGCGTCTTGTAGATACATTCGATCAACCCACCAATTCTCCACATCCTTTTCTAAAAACTCACTGCCCATTGGTGAATTTTCTCCACTCAATAGCGTTTCGTATCTTCCAGTGTCGGGTATTCAACTCTTTTACCACTTCTTCCAACAGAGCAACTTTTTCTTTTTGGTATTGCGTCTTCTGCTGTAACTTGATAAGGTCTTGATCGGAGTTTAAGTACAGATCAATGTCGTGACGCAGAATCTTTAGTGCAAACGGTTGCCACCCACGAGAATCCAATTCTTCTTGCGACATTTTACCTGTGTAGTACTCCCACTTTACACGGAGTAGAACGCTGTAGTCTGCCTCGGTCTTGCGCTGCACAAGCCGCTCATCCATGAGAAAGTTCAAGTACTTACTGTGTAGTTGAGGAATTTTTAAAGACTCCAGGTCCAGAGCAGCCTGGTCTAAATTCATGTCTTTTTGTATTTCTGTACGAATTTCATCTAGTGTCATATAAATTTCCGTGCTGCGTATTGTACACCAACAGCACACAGAGTCAAGAGGTATTCACAATACTTCTATATTGTAATTTCTGTACGCAAAAGTTGCCGTGCATTGAAACGGCTCGGGATCCATCAAAGTGGTGGTAAAGTCAATCGACCCAAGAGTACGGGGGTACAGTCCATCAAAGGTTACATTGATTTTTGGATTTTTCGTGCTGTTAAGAATTATAAGATTAGCGGTGGTTAGGTGGGTATTCGTAGCAGCAAATTCTCCGTACCCTTCCACTTGGGTGGTGGAGCGCATCCAATTGAATATTTCAAGCCAATTACGCATTCGCTCGTCCACCAAGAATGTAATACTCAATTCATCAAAATCTAGTTTGGTGGGTTGCTTTACCGCCATAAACGGTGTGGGCATCAGCACTTCTCCCATCGTCACTGTGGGCACGGATGCACTTTGACAGAAGTATGTGACATTAGGCAAACGCTGAATGTAGAAACGAAAATATGTCGGCAGCAGAGGGTTAATGCTGTCTGGATACCGATCTTTAATGTCGTCAGGAAATACTGTAAAGTCGTATGGGATTGCCATAACAGTATGTAGGAAAAGAAAAGGGGAGGGCAAAAGCCCTCCCCCATTCAGTTAGTGTTGTTACTACTATTACGAAGCCACGCCGTGGAGGTTGTCCACGCGGAAGATGCGATAATAGAGGTTGCTGCGCTGCTTCAGCAAACCAGCGCCAACTGTCGTTCCCTCCGCGAATGGGTTCGCAACCATGCCGTAGCGGGTCTTGAACGCCATCTTGGGCTGGAAGGTAGCAGTATCAACTGCACGCATCATCTGTAGTGGGACATAGGGGCAGTAGAACATACCCGCGTCATACGGACTGGTTCCCTTGTATCCAACGCAAACGAAGTTTGCTGATGTTGATGTGGTGTCAATGTAGGGGTCAATGTAGACCTTTAGCTTGCCGTTGAGCGTACCTGCGAAGGTATTGCCCGTGTCGTCAACATCAAGGCTGACATTGAGGGCGGGTGAGATGTTCAGGAATCCACCCATTGCGAGGGCTGAAGCAACATCTGCGGAGCAGATGATGAAGTTGCCCTTGCCACGGCGGGTGTCCTTGGCGATCTTGTTGCACTCACGCTCAATCTGGAACATTAGACCACGGAACTTCTCCGCGCTCCAACGACCGTCCGAGTCCTGAATGAGATCGTAGATGCCGCCTGCGGCAGAGCTCGCACTCAATCCGCCAGCAACAGTCTTGTAGTACAGATCGCTCTGCTGTGCACCGAGTTTCGCGCAACGATACACATTGCGAACAACCTCGCGGTTGAGTTCGGCAAGAATCTCGGTGCTGAGAATGTTGGCGAGTTCTGTTTCAGCATCCAAGCCGTGAACAGCCTTGAGATCTTGAGCCAATTCAATCGAGTAGGACGCCGCAAGTGCGCGGGTGTTTGCAGCAACTGCGACACGCTCAATGCTGAAGCCCATCTCGTTTGGAATAAGGCTCTCACCTGTGTTGGTGTTGATTCCAACGCCCTGAGTAAGGCCAGTAGCAGTCTCGGCATTGAGACCAGGCAGACCAAGGAACGGATCAGTGAAACCAAAGTTTCCACCGAGTCCACCTGTGGTGCCGCGAGCAGCACCACCAGTTTGACCGGAGAAACCAGCAGCAGCAGTAGCACCCGAGAAAGCAACATCAGGCTCGTTGAAGAAGGCTTCTGCACCCTGATTGGTGTTGCCGTATGTGCCACCGTACTTGCTACGCATTGCGAAGATCAAACCTGTCGGAGCCGACATAGCCTGAACGCCGCAGATGTCGTAAGCCATCAGGTTGGGCATGGCGCGGCGAACCAACTGGATAAGAATTGGATCGTAGCCCTTGATGTTGCCTTCGCCACCCATAACTGGGGACATTCCGCCGCCAACAGTATTATTGGTTTCAATGAGTGTTTGCTCGCGGATAGCCTTCTCCTGGTTCTCCAGAAGAGTTGCAATGGTGGCACGCTTATGGGTATCCGTGATCGGAGCCATATCCTTGTGGTCAAGAACGGGCTTCCACTTACGGAGTGCCTGCTCTGTTAGAAACTTGTCTTCCATGTTAGTATCTCCTTAAACTTTTTAAACAGTCTGTGACTGTGAATTACTCTCGTGACTTGCTCATCGAACGCGCAAATGCTTCGACAAGCGGGGAAGCCTCGGAAGCGTCCTCGTAGGATTCCTCTAGGGACTCCTCCGTGGCTTCTCCCTCGGTGACGGTGCTGCCGATGGTTTCGATGTTCTCTCGGAGAACACCGACCTTCTCGGCAAACTGCTCTACGGTATCAAACTCAAGGTCTTCGGCAAGACGGCGAAGTTTCTCGCTGTCGGTGTCGGTAAGACCTTCTGAAATCTCGCGGAGTACGATCTCGCACTGTAGTTGCTCGACCTCTTCGACAAGTTCCATGTTCTTCTCAACCTGAGACTGTAGTTCACCGTCAAGGGCTTCAGCCTGCTCAACTGTAGACTCAAACAGATCCAGTTTCTCCTCGGGAACCTCAATGTACGACTCGGCAAAGAGTCCACGGAGGTTGGAGATGAAGTTTTCGGTGATCTCGGTGCGGAGTCCCTGCTCAACTGCAAGGCGGTTCTCCTGCATCCACTCTTCAACCACATAGTTCAGGTAGTCATCAATGCGCTCAACGAGTTCTTCGGTGACAGCAACGGTGTGCTGCTCAAGCAGCGACTCGTACTTGGCTTGAACTTCTTCTTCAATCTGACGGGTGCGCTCGTTGAGGTGAGCCTCAAAGAGTGTAGCAGCAGAAGCCTTGAATTCTTCAGAGAGTTCTTGACCATTGAAAAGAACAGCAATGTCTTCCTTCACGGTGGGTTTGATCTCTGGAATCTTGGTTTCAGCCTTTGCAGCTGATGGTTTGGGCTTAATGGTTGCCTTGTTCTTGCCGCTGTTGTCGCCAGTTGGCTCGGCAATCTTTGCACCCTTCTTGTTCACATCATGGGTGATCTGCGTGCTAGCGTAGTCGGAGGCGGCTTCTTCCACCTTTTCCTTCTTCTTTCCGAACTTACTCTTAAGGAAGGCAGGCATCTTCTTCTTGCCCTCTTCTTCGTCTTCTTCTTCGTCCTCTTCTTCTTCGTCGTCTTCTCCACACTTTGCTTCTTCAAGTTCTTCCTCTACGATTTCTTCGTCGTCTCCGTAGATTTCCTCTTCTGAAACGGCATCCCCATCGGAGATATCTTCACCTTCAGGAGTGTCATGATCTTCGGCGTTCTCCGCAAGAAAGCCTTCGCCCAAAATTACCTTCTTGATGACATCTTCGATCTTTTCGTTAGCCATGGCTGTGAATCTCCTTCTAAAGAATATATAGAATCGTCAAAGTTTTGATATGAAGTCTTTGAACAGCCGCATGGCTTGTTCTTCCAAATTATGTGATGAGGTCTTTTTAATAATCTGCTTATAGTTCTCCACCTCCACAGGCTTGAGAACTCCACCGTCCCAAATCCATTCTCGTCCTTCCATGATACCGTTTACAAACGCATTGGGGGCAGACGGGTCAGCAACCACATCCACCGCAGCCAGCATAAAGTCTTCCTGTACCACATTCACCCCGTCCTGCTCCTTTAGACTACCCATGCCACGGGACGAAACACCCAGTTTCACGCCCTCGTCAATCAGATTGCGGACAATCTTGCCGTATGGAGTGTCAAGAATCTTGGCTTTGCCGTATACGTCTTTATTTTCAAGGCGCAAGTCCTTGATAAGATGGGACACGCGCTCCAGGTTCACGGTTGGGCCTTCGGGGTGACCCAGTTCGCCCATTGCGCGGTTGGTCTTCACATATTCTTTCTGATACCGATCCAGTTCCTTCTCCATGACGGCAATGGGGTACACGCGACCGTTGCGATTCTTCGCTTCAGCCTGCATGAACACGCCTTCAATGAAGTAGTGCTTCTGACCGTCTTTGGTTTCGGTCAGGATGTTGATGTCCTGTACTGTTTCGGTGATGAGTTTCATGGGGTTTTCTTCGACTTTCGTGTTTCAAACCACTTCTTCAACGCCTTGTCTTTCTTTTTGGCAGCAGCCCGAGCCTGTTCACTCTTAGAGCCAGTCATCTTCTCCATGTCGGGTGGCGGCACTTCAAGTGCTTTTGGGTATACTTCATCCAACTGCTCTGTGGCTTCGTTGAACACGCCGTTCGCAACAGCAAACCGCGCCTCGTCAAGA